AGTTTTAATCAACCTATTGGGAGATGGAATACTTCTAATGTAACTGATATGAGTTACATGTTTCAAGAGGCTAAAAGTTTCAATCAATCAATCTGGGACTGGGATACTTCTAAAGTGACTGATATGACCGGTATGTTTTATCGAACTGTGAGATTCAATAAACCTCTCAATAAATGGGATGTTTCTAGAGTGACGAGTATGTTCGGAATATTTTGTGACACACAGAGTTTTGACAAACCTCTCAATAAATGGGATGTTTCTAATGTGACTGATATGAAGGGTATGTTTTATGGTGCTGAAAGTTTCAATCAACCGATTGGTGAATGGGATACTTCTAAAGTGACTGATATGACGAAGATGTTCTTGAGTGCTAAAAATTTCAATCAACCCATTGGGAAATGGGATACTTCAAAAGTAACTACTACTGGAGGTATGTTTGCTGGTGCTGAAAGTTTTAATCAACCTATTGGGAGATGGAATACTTCTAATGTAACTGATATGAGTTACATGTTTCAAGAGGCTAAAAGTTTCAATCAATCAATCTGGGACTGGGATACTTCTAAAGTGACTGATATGGCCGGTATGTTTTATCGAACTGTGAGATTCAATAAACCTCTCAATAAATGGGATGTTTCTAGAGTGACGAGTATGTTCGGAATATTTTGTGACACACAGAGTTTTGACAAACCTCTCAATAAATGGGATGTTTCTAAAGTGACAAATATGAGGTCTATGTTCAATTCTGCTAAAAGTTTTAATAAACCTCTTAATAAGTGGGACGTTTCTAATGTTCGTAATATGGAAATGATGTTTCGTAAGGCACATTTTTGTCAAAATATTTCGAATTGGAATTTGAAAAAATTGGAATATTCTAATCAAATGTTTCTAAATTCACATATGATTGATAAGTTTAAGCCGAAGCGGAGTCTTCTGTACAAGGCGATACATATTTCAATCGATCGCGAGATGCTGTCAAGAAACCAAGGAGCCTCTCGCACACGAGTTGTAGGACGGGTCCAAACATTGGTAAATGAATTCGAAAATGAAGGTAGTGCCAACGCAGACTCAAATTCATATTCATGAATACTTTACGTTTCGTGAAGTTTTTTTAAATATTCCAAAGGTCGGGTCCCCAAATATTTGGATTTTTTACGATCAAAGTCATTAAAATAACATAATATATTTTTTATGATTTAGTATTCAAGTTCGTTTCTAATAAGGGTATTATTATATAGAACTAATAATCCAGTAAATACAACAATTGATACAAGTACGACTATTCTCTGATTAGGTTTAAGAACATCACTGCGAGGCCCAGACACGGACAATTTAATAATACGAAGTCTATTCAATGTATCAATACATAAAAGAATAATTGCTATTGAAATTGTACCAATTAGTATATTTGTATTTAATATATATGGCAAAGCTGTGTAAGCCATTATTAAGAAAAACCAAAACATACTTTTTTCAAAAATAGTCGGACGACGAAACCAAGTGGAAATCCAAGAAAAAGCAATTACATGAAGAGAAATAAATACAAATACAAATAATATATTTTTGGCAATAATGTTATTCATTGTTATTCGTTAATAATATAATATATTTTTTTTTTAAAAAAGTTCACGAAATGTTCAACTTTTTAAAGTTGTTTCATGAGTTTTCTTCATTTGAAGAAACTTGTTATAGATCTTTGACCGAACTTTTTACCTTCTTCAATCAGCACTCGACTCTTAAATAGAACATTATACGCTTCCTTTGCTTTTTCTTCCATAATCTTTTCTCGGATTTCGCTTGTTGATTTTTTTCCTTCTCTTTCGAGTTTTCTCTGCAACAAATCAAAGTGATCTTTGGGTAGTCTATATCCATAATTCCGTAGATTTTCCAGAGCAAGACCCATTACTTGACACACAGGCTTGCTAACCTGATTTGTAATATAGAACAAATAATCTATTTTTAGTTTGTTCTTCACAATGAACTCAGGATGTTCCACGCGATCTCCCTGTAATTTAGGGGCGACTTTTGTTTGGATATACACAAACGGAATTCTATCGTTAGACTGGGGCTTGTTTCCAGGATCACGGTCGCCCATACGATCAGCAAGTGCTTTGTGAACAATTGCAGCAGGATTCGCATAGACTGCATTTAAGCGCTTAGTAATAATGAAATATTGTAGAGGAAATTTGCCTTCAAGAATGTCGTCAACCGTAGTTAGTAGAAATCTCACAGCACCTTCGATGTCTCTATTGTTGATGATTCTCTTAATGATTCCATCATAAACATATTTCACTATTCCAGCATTATCTCGACGTTTTGTAACAACTCCCATAGATGTCTGATAATATCTTTCAAGGTCAAACTCGTATTTATTCCCTATATATCCTTTCTTACGAAGGAGAATAAACGGCCAAAATGTCTTTTCATACTCCAGTTTGTGAGGATATGCGAGAAACTTCTGAATACCTTCTTCAACTTCAACACTTCTATCGATTGATTCTTGTATACCTTCTTTTCCGGAATTTTCGGGTTTGAAGTTGACAAATATACTGTCCGTGTCGCCATACACTATCTCAGCAGTTGGAAAGTGCTCTTTTACATAGTCTTTGGCCAAATGAAGGTGTTGTCGACCAATCGCTGTGGTAGATGCGGCAATATCCTTATAATACAATGAAGATACTTCCGCACCCACCCCACCATAAAGAGAATTCGCAGTAACTTTATAGGCCAATTGCAGACCATCTAAGACCGATCGTCTAAAAGCATCCTTTTCAGTCTTAATCTGATTTCGTGTATCTTTACGCGCCTTCAACAATTTCATCAAAATACGTGGTAAAATTCCTCGCGAACTGTTGTCGATCGATCCATCTTCGTTCAATGTGGGTTGAATGAAACGACACGTCACCACTGGATTTTCTTTAACGATAGACTTTTTCCATGTTTTTCCTACAAGCTTATTGATATAATTGTCATAAGATACATCTTCAAATTTGATTCCCATTTCTTCAAGAAGTTTTGCTCCGCTTTCTCCTTGATATTTAGATTCTTTGATGATAGAATCATGTGAAATATTTGAACCAATCATTGAACTCGGGTATAGGGAAGAATAATCCAATACAGATACTGGATCGTTCAAGAAAATTGCTGGTGTTGGCTCGAGAACTTCGGCACCTTCATATGAATCTTTTGTATCTTCCTTTGGACGCGGTAATTCTGGGATCAAATAGTTTTCTTTTTGACATTCCGATGATACAAGAGACAACGTCTTAATCATCTGACCACGCATGAATAGATAACTGAATGGAACTAAACAAACGTTTGACATACCCAAATTATTCGTGATGATTTCGAGTTTCTGCATTATATTTAGACACAACTCACAATCCTGAACACAGTATTTAGCAACAATTCCGCGATCTTCGTCAGATCCACGTTGCATATCAAATATATCTTGAGGACTTACATTGTCTTTGCCAACCGACCAGTAAAATGATTTGGGATTTTCCGGGAATTCTTCTTTTGCTTCGCCTTCAAGAATGAAGCTGTCGTTTTCAGTCATTTCTAGAATACGTCTCTTATCGCCAACGAATTCGTTTCCGATGATTGTTTGCTTAAACACAGCAACATAATCACCTACCTTCAAACTAAATGTCGATTTTGTGTAAACTTTTACACTGTTTTCTAAATGTTCAAACTGCGTAATTCCACTATTGATAAATTGTGTTGAAACATCGTCCAGCTTGTAGGAAGACAGATTGTGATCTTTCTGGATTACTTTCATCAAATCCACATAAACTATTCCTGGGCTATCGAAGTAGAATAGGAAATTATGTCCCAATGCGGCTGAAAATAGTTCCTTCGTTTCCATAGAACATTCTTGGTTTTTCAAAGCTCCCAGTTTACGAAGATATTTCAAGCATCCGAATTCTTCTGCACATTCCCAGAGAAACTTGATATCAAAACCAAATATATTATAGCCTGTGACAATGTTCGGTTGCTCACGTTTCATCATTCTAACCCATTTATAAATCAACTCTTCGACGGTTTTACACGTCTCAACTTCGATTCCAGTTAAATCTGAACAACCATCGAGAGTGACGATATGACGTTTTACATTGGAAGGATTCGCATAATCCTGTATGACCGTGCCAATCTGAATTACTTTGTCTCCTTTAACAGAAGGTAAACCATCGTTTAGAATATTATTGATATATTCAATAGTATCCTTACCCTTCATATCACTGTATTTCTTGATTTCCTCTTTATAACGGAGACTGTCTTTTTCTTCTTTGTCTTCAAATTCGGTTTTGTCCTTAAGTTCTTTCCAGTCAGAAGCTAGTTTTTTTCTAATGGACACAGGATCATCCTTGTATTCCTTTATGTTCTCTATAATTGGACGGTTTTCAGCACAAAATAAATCATATGCTTTTTTAGGTTTTGGAGGTTGTTTATTAAGAATTTCAAGAATTGTCATAGACATTTTCTCAATTTCATCGCTAGATATGTCAGAATACTGTGATGGACGCTTCAAGAAAATCGTCTGAATAGAAGATTTCATTGAGTCATCGTATTTTTCATGTGTGATGTCACGAAAAGCACATTTTATCCACTGTTTTACAAGTGTTGGATTTGCCTTCTTGTTATTACGAAGAAGTCTTAAATATTCCTCATAAATGTTAGATGCCAGTTTCTGATAGTCCTTTTTAGCAATCGGAAAATCGCCGTGACTGGAATCACACTCAATATCAAAAGATGCGATTTTGATTGACGCAGTCTTTTTTTCCTCTCCAGCATGAACTTTCCTCCAATTTACCTCGTAATTGATTTCAAAGTCACTTTCAGCATACTTCATGTCGATTTCCTTATAATCTTCAATACGAACCCACGATGAAGGCTGAATTTTTCGAAGGTGAATGAAACGCAATATCGGTAACACATTTTTCTCGTAAATCGGGAACTTATGTTTGAACAAGCGTGCCATAGGAAAATTATAAGGTTTCTTGAGTTTATAATACATCATCCGAGCTGCAGATTCGCTTTTGAAAACAAGTTGCATGAATTTCTTAGGACTGTTCCACTGATAATTCCGAAACTTGTACTTCAGTTTAACTGCACGTTTGACTTGACGGTCGTCACAAACGAATTCACCACGAATTGCTTTTGGTAGACTTTGTTTCAAACTTTCCATGAAAGGATCTGTCCAATTCTTATGCCAGTTTTCTGGAAGCTCAATGAAATAATATGGGGTAAAATCTTTAACTTTACAATGAACATTCTTACCGTCTTTATTGACCCCGAACAAATGAATCATATAGTTCTGTTTTTCATACACATCTTCTTCATCGTCGTCAGTACTATCCTCGTCTTCATCTATCTCTTCGTCGACAGTATACCAATCATAAATTTGAAAGACAGCTTCACTCATTTTTGTTTCTTAATATGTCATTGTTATATTATTTTGTCAATCATTTTTCAAATTTTAAAGAGTATATCACTATACTTGCTCAAATTAGAAGTGTGTTTAATTTTGTTTTAAAATATGTTCCTGTAAAATAATGTATTATCAAGAAAAATTACGTCAACTTGGTCTGAAAGAGAACCAGATCGAGAAAATATTGACTAAACTCAGTGTCAAAGGCATCGAAGAATTCATAGGAAAATACGAATTAGAACGCCAGCAAAACTATTTAAAGCAGCAACAAAATTATAAAGGAGGATATCAAGATCGAATGCAACAAACAAGAACATCTAGGATTTCCAACGACGAATTCCAATCTCAAATGAAATCCATAAGCGATGAGCGTAATGATGTTGTTAACGATTTAGAACGCATGACACAACAGCTATTTGGCGAAACAAATGATGAAGGATTCTACGAACCTAGGGAACTTGAACAGAAATATAGAAAACTTGCATTGAAATTTCATCCCGATCGAAACGGAGGAGACAATAGAGGATTCAATATGTTGAAAATTGCTCATGAAAACGCAAAGTCGAAAATTCCCGAATATTACGAAGAAAAAAAAATTGAACAGAAATTTGCAAATCACCAAGCTCCGCCTGACGAACTTTTCGATTCCAAATTCGACCAATCGAAATTCAACCAATACTTCGATAATAATTCTTTCAAAAAAACAGAAACCGGCTACGGAAATTGGCTGAAAAACATTGAAGATGTTAAGGAAGTCTCCAGACCGAGCGAATCAAATTTCAATTCCGCATTTATTAGCAACAAAAAAAACATGATGCAGAAAGTCGATCCAAAATATTTGCAGCTCATGAAAAAGTCTGATATTCCCGATGAAAGATACACAAGTCATCGTGGTGTTACGTTGGGTGAAGAAGAAGATGAAGATACGGATTTTACTGGAGTTGCAGAAGGAGGATCATTAAATTACACAGATATACGGCGTGCCCTAGAATTGACGCATCTTGTTGACGAAGATGACGTGGGTAAGAAGACCGACGAAGATGTCATGAAAAATTTCTCCAAGATGAAATCAAACTCGGGAAGAATTGAACAATTGACACCTGCTGAACAAGAGGCTTACAATGATTTTTTGCTAAAGAAACGCGAAGCTGAAGAAAACCGGAAGTATCGCGCCAGTCGCCAAGATGAGGAGATTGATGTGTTCTTTCAAAGAACCCATTCAAATAGAATCACGAATTATTGAATGTTCACTGAAGGAAGTGATATACAATGTTTAGAAAAACTCTTCTACGATTTCTCTAGCAGCAATACGAGTGAGACCGTAAGAAATACCTTGCAAAAGGATTGGAAGACAGTAAATAACTAATGGAATACCACCAATCGCCATAATAACATATCCAATAATTTTTAATGCTTGTTTCAGATCATCGTCTTTTTTTCTATCGCCTATTTTGTATACCTTATAACCACCATACACAACCGAAATTAAAATAGCAATTATCAAGCCAATAAGAAAATATGCGAAAAGTACACCAAAAGTTCCAATAAGAAATGTTGAAAAAATATCAGTAAACATACTATACATATATCATATATCACATATAAAAAAAAATTATGTATGTTATATATATATATAATGGTCTTTAAACTTTCGCGCAAAAAATCTAAGAAATATGGTGGTGAAAATGAAACACCTTTATCAATCGATAAAGTCGTTATAAATGAAAATGCTGGATATGCAACAGGCACGGTTACACTAAATGATAAGAACGATTCAATTCTAATTGATAACGGGAGATTGTTATACGTAGAACAGGGTTCAGAAAAAGATGATCAAGTTAATAATAAGGCAATTGTTCAAGGTTCTGCAATAAAGTCAATTAAGCGGTCATTTTTATCAAATGAAAATATTTTCATTACCAAATATACTGGTTCCAATAGTGGAAAACCGGTTAAAATTCATTTTGGAGGTGCTTCGCCTGGTGATATTACTAGAATTGTTATAAAACCCAATGAAAGCTTCACACTGAGCTCTGGATCATTTGTGGCTGGATCATCAAATCTTAATATTTCAGCGAGATTAAATGTTAGAGGTATTTTTTCCGGTGAAGGAATCGGTCTAACCCTTATTAAGAATAAGTCATCAAAAAACGGACACGTATATATTGGCTGTTTTGGTAAAGCCTCGCAAATAAAAATCAAAACGGGATCAGAAGTATTATTAGACAACGGAGCGTATCTCGCATCAAAGAATATAAATGGTGAAAAGGCTTATACATTAACAAAGCTTAAAGGTATTAAGTCATTTTTTCTTTCAGGAGAGGGAATCCTCATGAAGTTTAAGAATACATCTAATGAAGATATGATTGTATATACTCAATCGAGGAATTTAAATAACTTTGCTGAAATACTAGGACCCTATCTTCCATCAAAAAAATAGAAATTAGTTCTGTGATAAACACAAATCAAAATAAGTGATCGTGAATTTTTTTATCTCATTATGATATGGACATTGAAAAATTATCTTTCATTCATTTCCTAACGGCTGCGTTAGTTATCGAAGCTTTCATGATATTTCTATTCAGATTTACAAAATCTCCATTCACCGGGAAATCTATCAATGACTGGTACACGAATTTTAGATGGTCAGCTGTGATATTGGATGTTTTATCTCTTATCATTGGCTTTTATCTTGCGAAATACGTGTACATGTTTCTAGTTAGAAAGAGCGTCATTTCAAAAAAGTATGCATTACTTAAATTTCTTGCACTTATGCTTGTTATTCAAATAGTTCACGATTTCACATTCTATTTCACGGTGATTAAGCCACATAAAACTGGCAAGAATTCGATCATGGATGAACTTCAATCGTATGCAGATAAAGTGTCATATGGAGCCGTCATCGGGGATTCATTCATGTATTTGTTAGCAACGCCTTTACTTTATCTTTTGATTCAAATGGAAACTGAAGAAAATACGTTCATAAGTTTAGTTTCTGCTTATATAATAGGCTACATTTTGTATCAGAAACCGATTGTGTAAAAATATAAAAGAAAAAAAGAATAAAGAAAGGAGAAAGACCAGAGGAGAAAAAAAAGGAGAAAGACCAGAGGAGAAAAGAAAGATAAAAAAGAGAGAACCCTATCTGGGGATCGAACCCAGAATCTTTTACTTAGAAGGTAAACGCGATATCCAATTTCGCCAATAGGGCATGTTTTAGCAGCATGTTGGGTCTGCTAATTTTATGTTATATTTTTTTTTTCGTTTTTTTTTCGTTTTTTCTCAGTTTTTTTATTGGTTTTCTTGGTTTCAGAGATCCTCGTCAGAATCGACGACATACTCATCTTTGTTGTCGTCAACCGCATCAGCGACAATGTCCTCATCGTCATCGGCAAATGCGAAGCCTGTAAGCGCAATACGTTCAGGAACCTGCACCTGCATGAGCTCCCACGTGAGCCCACACTTACCACCGGCAATCCACACACCAGTAAGCTTTACAATCGTGCGAAGCATCATACCCTTACTGATTGCATCTGCAAGATCAGCGAGCTGCTCCTTCTTCTCATTGAAGCAAAGTGCCTTGAACTTGCCGTCATAATTAGAAACCTTCATCTTGAAGGTAGGAGGATACTTGTCAGTGGGTTCTCCGTTTTCCGTTGCGATTTTGATAGGAGATGTGTAAAGAGCACGAGTAACCTCAACAGACTGACTCTTCTTCTTGAACCACTCGAGAGACTTCTTCGAGCCCTCCTCAAGAATCTTCTCATCAATCTTCTCAACGAGATCCTTAAACTCAGAGACCTTAGTGTCGCTGGATCCGAAAGACAGGTCAAGAGAATGCTTACAGCGTTCGCCGTCGTCATAGACCCCTAGACCGTAAGGAGCCTTCATCCTTGGAAGTTGCATAACAATGGGAGAATTCTTGTGATTCACATATACAATCTTAGCAACGGCCCCGTAAGGGCGCACGTCAGAGAATGTCAGCTTGGAAACATCGATATCGGAAACTTTAAGAACGTTCATCTTTGAAATAATTACAATAGTATCACTACAGTTCTTTCAAGTAAGATGTCCAATCATTTTTTCTTTTTTTTCGTTTTTTTATATAGTATTTTCTTATTACATGTAAAGTTGTAAAGATTATAACATATAAACACAAAAATTATTATAACTGTAATAATAAACAAGTGAAATGGATTCAAACGATGATAGCAGTGATGTGCGACGGTCCTTCAATCCCATTTTGAATGTAACTATCAATGGAGATATAAACATTCATATGAATAATGAGCGTCCAAATTCCCGATTTTCAATTCCGAGTACTATTCCACTATTTTCAACACAAGTTCCTACACAAACTCATACCAATACGCAAACTCGTACCAATATGCAACAATCACCAGCGACCACGTCGAATACGCATCCCCAATTCTTGAACTCAGTCTTACAGAGCTTGTTCCCGGGAATGGACGTCAATATTGACGTCCAAACTGAATCTTTATATGATCCACCAGTAAACGAACCAGGATTGACACAAGAAGAAATTGAAAGAAATACGACTTCACATATTGTTGATGAATCAATCATGACAGATACAATGGCAATATGCTCCATATGTCGGGGAAATTATGATTATGGAGACAATGTTATTAGACTCAACAATTGCGAACACATGTTTCATAGGGGATGTATACATCGTTGGTTTGAAAACCACCGAAATTGCCCTTTATGTAGAACAAACGTTTGTCCTAATCCTTGAAATTATTATCTTCATATATGTAATAATTAGTAAATATGATGAATAAATTGTTCGGATTCAACCGGTTCCATTTACTTATGATACAAATTCTTGCTTTTAGTCTTATTTATATGATGCTTGGATCATCTCATTTCTCTGGCATTAATACACTCGAAGACATTTTGAAAAACGAGATTGTTCAAAAGCAAGTCGTGGTTCCTATAATTGAGGAAAAGTTTATAAACCCACCCGCTGATGTAAAAAATGATAAAGACATACAAATTAAAGATGAAAAAGCTGTGGAATTGAAAGGAAAAGCAGAAGAAATCAAAATTGAGGTGAAAAAAGAATTAGATGTTCTCATAACGAAAGACTCAAACCTTTTACAGAGATTCTTTCTAAGATTCTACTTTTCATTTGTTACAGGAAGTACGTTAGGTTATGGTGATACAACCCCTTCTAGTGTACTTTGCAGAACAATTGCGATGGTACAGCTAGTATCTACATTCTTCATTCTCATGATTTAACAAAAAAAATATGTGTGTATAATAATATAAAGTATGGCGAAGGAAGATTTAGACGAATTCGAACTTGACTTCAACAATAAAAACATAATCTCTATATTGCTTTTGATTGGTCTCTGGTTTTTAAACTTTTATATAGCCGATGAAGTTCGTAAGAAATTTAATGAATGTAGAGCACAAACTTGCCGGGATAATAAAAGATTCGCTAGATATGCATCAATTATGTGGATCTTTCTTATTCCAGTCGTTTTAGTGACATCAATAATTCGCGATGATAGCAGACTTGCGTATGGAACGGTTGCGTTTTATCTTTTCGGTTTGTTGATATTTACAGACAATCCGATCATCAACAGATTTCTACTGGTTATAGACGTGTAGATACGTGTAGATAGATACGTGTAGATTACTTTTTCTTTTTAGTAGTCTTTTTTAGATTGTCGACGATTGTTCTTTTCCAATTCTCAACATCTAACTCAATACTTTTAGATCCATCGTTAGTCTGCATAATCTTGCAATCTTCAACTAGATCCGTTCGTTCGATACGACGTTCTGTGAACTGGATTGCGTTCTGCGAAGAGTTCTTCATTTCATTGCTTTGCTTCAGATAATTCAATATGTCATCGATTGTTTCTTGTGTCAGTTGATTAAGAGAAACAAAGAATCCATTTGAGTTTTCAGATAATTTCACCCCATTGTTGGTAAGAATCTTGTAGATATGATTCTGTTCGAATTGATTCATGTTTTCAACTTCTTCGATCATGTTTTCGAGTTCCGCAATATTCAAACTCATGATGAACAATTTTACTGATATACTTGACAATCCAATTGTTTTTATATGTTTATGTTTTTTAATTCACGAAGTCACCCACTTCATTCATTCGAATAGGAGAATTATCTATAAAACTTCCACAATATTTCTTAGGATCTTCGTAGTTATCATACTTATATAATTTGAACGAGATGGCGTGTGCAAGCAAAAATTTAAAATTGTTCCAGAACTCTGGTTCATGACCAACTGAAATTGTCATAATGTGAGCGATTTCGTGAAGCAAGACGAAAAATAGCGTATTTTCATCTACCATTTCCTTACCGTTGTTCTTTTTGAGACAAAGAACGATGTTTCGTTTATTCAAAGTAAATGATGTTCCCAAGGATATTGGATTCTTCTCCCGTAAATCATCTGGGTTGTATCGCTGAATCAATCGATTGATTTCAGAGTTTTCATTACCATACTTATCTTTTAATTTTGATATAAGTGTTGCACTTTTTTCTCTCATTCTAGCAAGAAGATCAGCAGATTTCGTTCGAAGTTCGTCGTTAATCACAAGGTATGTTCTGCCATCATATGCTTTTGTGTTGACCATATTTCCGTCGAATCTTGAATATACAACAACTAAAAGTATGATCAACGATCCAATGATGATAAGAGAGTTAACATCCATTATTAAATATATCATAGATAATTTTTTCGTTATATAAATATAAAGGGTCTACTGTTACCAGTATAATGATACGTATTCGAAATGTACTAGACAAGCTGGATGCGATTGAAGAAATTATCAAAAATGAAGATACTTTTTGTCTTTTTGAAGAAAAAAAAGAGCTGTATACTAAGATATTAAAGTTCCACAATACATCCGTCAAGAATATGGACATTTTCAATAATGAACTCAAATTCAAAGAAATACAGAAACATTCAAAGATACCTAAATCTCGATTAGGAGAGGTCGAATACATTGCGGAGTCTATGGTATCACAAGAAGATACTCTTGCCGTTGAAAACGTGACTGAGATAATGAAATACTTGAATTCGGTTGAACAGCCTGACCAGAGAACGTCTGAATGGTTTAATTACCGCCATGGTGTTGTGACGGCATCGTCTGCGTCACATATATTCGGTACAGATTCTGAATATAATAACTATGTTGAAGAAAAGGTTTTGCCAATGAAGACTTTCAAGGCTGGAATTGCTTGTTTACATGGTATCAAATTTGAGGATACTGCTCAGAAAATTTATGAACATATCACAAATACGAAGGTTGGAGAATATGGTTGTATTCGTCACAAAACGATTCATCATTTAGGTGCGAGCCCAGATGGAATTGTTATAGAATGTGATGACCCAAGACTTGCAGGAAGAATGCTTGAAATCAAATGTCTTTATTCACGGAAATTAACAGGCATACCCTTATACAAGTATTGGGTTCAATGTCAACTGCAAATGGAAGTTTGTAATTTGGAATACTGTGATTTCTTTGAGTGTAAAATAGACGAGACGTTGTCAGATATAGAATTCTATAAAGTCATTGAGAAAAAATCTGCTAACTTTTACGGATTGATGATTGAATATACCAATACAGATAATGGCGAGAAGATTATGTATAAGTATGCGAAGATGAATGAATCCGAAGCTTATTACAAGATTTGGCTTGAAAAGACGATAGATGATTTGCTTGAAAATCCAAATATTCAAATAACAAAACAATGTTTTTGGAAGCTGAAGAAATACTGTAAAACGATAATCAAAAGGAATCGAGATTGGTTCTCCAAAATCAAGCCCGAAATCGATTCTTTCTGGCGTAACGTTGAAGAAAAAAGAATGATCGTAAAAGCCGATCCTGAAAAAGCGAAGGAAATCTTTCCAGAGAAAACTCGTAAACGCAAGATTGATGATAAACCGGAAGTCTGCTTGATTGAAAATTCTCAAGAAGACGAAGATCCGTTTTCGATACACGATTAGCTGTAAAGATTCGTCGTACGGTTTATTATGATTTGATCGAGTGTTTTTTCATAATTGACATTATTTTGTTTGATAGGGATGTCATAGCAATAATTTTTAAATTATACATACTGTTGACTGAATATCCAAACATATCTCTTAGCATCTTACATTCAAATGAGAACATTTTCAAGGGGCTTATAATAAGTCCTTTGAAATCTCTGGGACAACATATAGACGAATACAATTGAGGAATAATGAAATGTAAAATACATAGGACAACGATACACAAAACCCCTATAATATCGAAGGCACAATTTGCTATTTTTGATAATGTCATATTTGCATCACGTTCTTATTACACTTTTACCTATCATTTTACTTAAAATGGGCGTATTTTATACTTGAAAATATAAGGTGTGTAAAAAGAACCAAAACAAACCGAAATGTACACAAACAAGGAATACTGCTTCAATTGCAAAAAAAATGTGTTGCGTCAATTTCACTGGAGAAGTTTATACATTCATACAAACGTTTGCTTAAAGTGTTGCACGGAAAACCGACTTATCAATTTGCCGCATATTGTAAAAAGATTGATAAAAATACAAGAACTTTACGGGAATCCACAAATGAATATACATCCTTTTGTAGAACGTGATGACACATCTATGCAATTGATTAGTATGTTGCTTAAACACAACAATCCGCTTGCGATTGAGACGTTGAATCAACGAATTTGCTTCTTACAGATCGAAAATACTTTAAGAACACCGTCTGAACTTAGTATTTGGAACAAGATAATCACAAATGATTTGCTTGACACTCACGGATACGTGGAGTATTCAGAAATAGATAAAATCAAAGGAGTCTTTGCAAATAACTTGCCCATGTTCAATGATATTCCTGATAAAAAAGTAGAAGAAGCAGAGAAAGATTCGTGTGATATGTTTCGGAATATGAAAATCTGAGGATTTATGACAACTCTATATGTTGTCTTTTTTATTGTATTACTGCCTATAGAATTCGATCAATGTTTTTTTTATATGTCGTCGAACTTCACATTGAAAAAAAATATATGTATGAAGTATACCTACAAATATGACATTTCCAAAATTACGATACTTGCAAAATTACATCACACCTGTAAACGTTATACTTCTGCTTGCGTTGATTGGATTAGTTCTTCTATTACCGACATTATGTCTGTCAAGAGAGGGGTTCATTGATAAGCAAGAGACTGAGAAAAAACTTGCAAAACTTCGCGCAAAAAGGACAAAGAAACTTAAAAAAGGAAAAGACACGGGCAAATTAGATGGAAAAATTGCAGAATTAGAGCGTGACTTATACTGGTATAATAAATGTCCCATCGGAAGCAACGGTCAGGTGTGCTCGGGCAATGGCTCGTGTAGAATAACAGGCGTTTGCGAGTGCAACGGCGGATGGGGGGGTAAAGGGGGGGAATATGACTGCAGTGTGCCCATGTTTGTTTCTAAATTCGGTTGATAGATTCGGGACTTCGTAGTTGTAATTTTTGATATGTCGTCGAACTTCACATATCAGAGAAATGTAAAATGATTCAATTTTCGACTTAAAAGGTAAACATATAAACATAAAAATATCATAATAGTTAGTGACAACAAGCGACAACAAGCGACAACATGGTTTATTGCTCAATTTGCCGATATACGGTAGATTATGAACAACATTGGGGGTCTCGTTACCGTCAAGCTACATGTTGCAAGTTTTGTAGGGAAGAAAAAGAATTGGAATTTCTTCCTGCTATTATAGGTAGAATCGCAGATGTTGAATTCAATATGAAACATCATCAAGGTCGATTTGCAAATTTATCGTCTGTAAATTTTGTCAATGACAAACTTGAACATTCTTTGTATAACTCTTCTCGAACAGCATGGCTGGAAGTAAGTGATACGATCACAAATAGAAATGAGTATTTCTTCTGGGAAGCTTTCATTAATTCTCAAATTCTTGAAACTTCTGGTTACATTCAAGAACATGAATTCGAACTAGTGAAGCAATTCTTCGCTGAAAACATGCCTTGTTTCTATTCACAAGAAAACTTGAAAATGAGTGAAGCTACAAAGCTGTTTGCAAATATCCATATGTGAAAAGAATACAGAATCTATCTGTAGTTTTTTTCGAATATTAAATTTTATATGTTATAAAATATGGTGTATGACCCTTCTCTTGCTGCTTTAGCTAAATCATACAATTGTGAAAAAATGATATGCCGAAAATGTTATGCTCGTTTGCCACCGCGAGCTAAGAATTGTAGGAAAAAGTCTTGTGGTCATACGAATCAAATTCGCCCTAAGAAAAAGATTAAGTGATCGTTATCGTGATCTCATTTAGAAGCTAAAACGAAGAAAACAAAATAGCTCAAAATTACGAAACCAAGGCCAACAAAAAGTTTTTCTTCATTTTTCCATAAGATTTCCTTCAAAATTACGAACAAAATTTGCATTTTCGAGATACATACTTCAACAAGATTATCATCAGAGTCGATTTCATCGAGTTTCAATTTTTTGTAAGTGCTAGGAGTAAGCAATTTATCAAAAATGTTAAACCATGTCTTAATAAAACGATCCATCAGGTCTACGACAGTCATCCTTTCGAATTCCGTTTTTCCTCCGTCTTCGTCTTTTTTCTCTTTTTTTTGTCCGTTCACTTTCTGTGTATCCATTAACTATAATTAGATTTTATTTTTTGCTTTTAATCTTCTTTACGTATTTTTTAGGGACATATTCCTTCTTTCTCACAAGAGCATTCTTTATATTGACAGTTTTATCAACTTTAGATCGATTCTTTACTATTCTTTCTTCCGCGGAATCAATAATGCTATCACGGACGCTAAATTGATCCATAGTCCCTTCCGAACCACGATAGAGTTCATTATGGGGCTTGAATGAGGTAAAATCGCGGCCATATCCTATTCCTACGAAGGGAATATCAGTGTTTTCTTTTTTTCCAAAATAGTCAGACGGCTTCATTGGCTTCAATGAGTTCATACTATTATCTATTATAATACACACATATATTTTTTTTGAAACATTGAAACGGACTTTTTTGATATAGTGTCCTTAAAAATCTTTCCACTCAAGATGACTTGATCGTGGAAATTCGTCAAATCTAAAGAAGATTCAAATGGCTCATCTTCCTTTATCGACTCTTTGATGTAATATAGCTCAAACAATTTTTCTTCGTTCGAAAGTGAAATTCGTTCCGTCTTGTTCACAAAAGAAGGCGTCAACGATATTATCTTAATCGTTTGTGTTCCCACTCTTAAAGCAGGATATATGTATTTCAAAATAGTTGCGTAATGAAAATTTCTTACATGTTCTGCTTTTTTGATTTTTTCAAAACAATCGATAGCAATATCAATTTTATTCGTGGGATTGTCTTTATCAAGTCCATTACATATATGCTTTGGCATCAACATCCGAAACAAACTAGATTGGGATCGAATTATTTCCGTCTTCTGTAACCAAGATTGAGACTTGTCGCATAAATTCTTGAACGAGTTCTCTACGATATACTTATCGATCTTTATTGTGGTCGTATTTCGTGTGTCTTTACTGATGAACTTCATGTGTATTATTTTTTTTCGAATATGAATGAGGTTTCCTTTACTTGTTTTTACTATTCCATTGATTTCATCATCGTTAAGGATTAAATTGAAAAGTTCCAGTTCATTTTTAACATAGCTTAAGATAAAATCAAAGGACATGCGATGACTGAAATACTTAGCATTCCTCAAGACATAGGATTGAAATCTTTCACTCATCAAAGATGTATTCAATAGGCAAATTATAGGTATTACAATATTTGCCTTGATTTCGGACATCTTCTCAAAGAAAGCTTTGTCAAATATGTGAAGATTATGTATTACGATCACATCTTTCGAAGTTTTGAAAAATGAGTCTATATTTTGTTTTGTGCTAATTTCCACTAACTTTTCTAAGAACACCTTTTTAGGAAAGTGTGTATGGGCTTTATTATAAAGAGGATTCACATTTATCATATTGACATTGTATTTATTTGAGAGTTTACGAAGTTTGTATTTTTTCCCAGACCCACACGAGCCCGTAAAGAAAATCAACTTATACTTCAACTCGGTGCTGTTTAGGTCCTTGAACCATGATTCAAGAGACATTTCACTGAATATTTATGAAAATATCTTTTTATATCAAAAAAATATACGATATGCGATGTGATGCGATGTGATGCGATGTGATGTGATGTGATGCGATGTGATGCGATGCGATGTGATGCGATGTGATGCGTAAAATATTCAACAAAATTATATAAATTGAACTAATAGGGATGAAATTACAACTGAAAAAATTTGATATGGTAAAAATCGCCCCAGATTCAGTTGTTGTAATGATTGGCAAAAGAAATACTGGTAAATCGTTTTTGACGCGTGATTTGCTGAGTCATCACACTGATATTCCCGTAGGCACGGTGATATCAGCAACAGAAGCTGCAAATGGCTTTTATTCCGAAATGGTACCGCCCATCTTTATACATGGAGAATATCGTGATGATATTGTTCAAAAAGTTTTGATGCGACAGGAAAAGTTGATTAGAAAGAAAAAGACAGCCGGAAACGAACGAATTAACCCGAATACATTTGTCATTATGGATGATTGTATGTACGACTCTTCTATTTTCAAATCAAAGTTTGTTCGATCACTTTTTATGAACGGACGTCACTATAAGATTTTCTTCATTTTAGCAATGCAATATGCACTCGGTCTTCCTCCAAACTTACGCACAAATATAGACTATGTGTTCATTCTTCGAGAAAACATAATACAAAATAGAAAACGATTGTATGATTCATATGCAGGAATGTTTCCAAGTTTCGATGCGTTTTGCACGGTGATGGATCAGTGTACATCTAATTACGAATGTTTGGTCATCGACAACACATCGAAATCAAACAAAATTGAAGAATGCATATTTTGGTATAAAGCAGATCCACATCCACCGTTTCGTTTGTGCTCCCAAGCTAGTTGGGATTATTCGAATAGGAATTACAAGCCGCCAGCAGCCGATGACGAAAATGAGGAAATGTGGGATCCCAGTGCATTCAAAACAAAAACGAATAAGCCGACTATAAATGTCGATAAATATAGTGATTATATGTAAATAAAAGATAAATCATTGAAAAACCTCAATCGCTCCAACTGTTCTGCATTCTCTTGCACTCTTTCTTATTTTTCCTTTTTTTACAGTGTTTTGAAGGAATTACATTCCAATTATCCAAATTTCCGTTTTCTCTAATGAATTCATCTTCATTCATCAAATTTCCATCAGAATAATCATACCCATCATACAGTGCATTTACTTCTTCGAGACTCGCACCATCTCTGTAAGAAATTATTTCAGAACGTTGTAGAATTCCATCCGCATTCTTATCGATGGACTTAAACTGGTCTGACAGGACTTTAATTTCTTCGCTTAGCAGTTGGTTGTTGTTGACGTCATTCAATGTGTAATTGTAGTTGTAATTCTGAGACACGGCTGTTCGTATCAAGGAGAGAACTATTATTAGACATAGACCTATGAGTAAAATTTTCAATATCATTACTATGTTCATGTTCTATCTTATATTTACTATATATAATTATAATATAATCAAAGGCAATTTGTCGCATTCTTTTTTATTTTTATACTTTTTGCTTTTACAGTATATTCTTTCGCAATTTTTATGATTTTTCTTTTTTTTACAGTATTTTGAAGGAATTACATTCCAATTTTCCAAATTTCCGTTTTCTTCAATGAATTTATTTTCTGTCATCAAATTTCCATCAGAATAACCAAAACCATCATACAATGCGTATACTTCTTCGAGACTCGAACCATCTCTGTAAGAAATTATTTCAGAACGTTGTAGAATTCCATCCGAATTCTTATCAATGATCTTAAATCTGTCCGACAGTGTTCCCTGTTCATTTAAGGGTGCAGGGGCAGGGGCAGGGGCAGGGGCAGGGGCAGGGGCAGGGGCAGGTGCAGGGGCAGGGGCAGGGGCAGGTGCAGGGGCAGGGGCAGGGGCAGGGGCAGGGGCATCTTCATCATTTAAGGGTGTTTGAACACCGCTTTCGTTTATTTCTTCGCTTAGCAGTTGGTTGTTGTCGACGTCATTCAATGTGTAGGTGTAATTCTTAGGCCCGGATGTTCGTATCAAGTAGAGAACTATTATCACACAGAGAACGATGAGTAAAATATTCAATATCAGTAATATAATCATTACGATATTCTATATTATATTATATTATATTTACCACATATTTTTTTTTCAACATATAAACATAAAGCTACATTGGGAGAACAAGAATGACTTATTACCGTTTCAGAGTTTCTAGTCGAAATGACGAATTTGCGATCGCGTTCGAAAATAAAAAGATTGTAGAGCCAACAAAACAAATGATTTATAAGAAACTAAAGGAAGATTACGGTATCAAGCGAGTTTACACGCGTAAATCCAGCATTGTTTGCACTCAAGATTAGACATATAAAAGTAAATTGTCATAAGAATGCAAGAGAATCAAAATGAAAATTGCCATTGCCGGGAATATTTGCTCCGGAAAATCTACGCTTGCGAATGAGATTGTTGAAAGATATTCGAAACATACTTGGAAAAGGCTTTCATTTGCTGGCAGAGTCAAGGAACTCGCGAATGAATTGTTTGGAATGACCGTAAAGGACCGAAACTTACTCATCAATCTTGCCACCAAGATGCGAGACATTGATGAAGATGTATGGGTGAATGCTTTAATGAAACAGATTCGCAAGAATGACTTTGTCGTTGTCGATGACCTTCGCATGATGAATGAATATTTCAAGCTTAGCGGTACATTTGATATTGTCATCAATTTAAGGAATGATAAAGATATGATTGAAGATCGTGTGAAAAGACTCTATCCGATCGATTGGGAAGACCATATGAATGCAATCGAAACATCGTACACTGAAAATCAGGTTGCCAAATTGCCTGAGATTTATTTTGATTTCGTGATTCATAACAATAATTACGCGGAATTCTTCGAGTTCCTTGATGAAAGACTGCTAGATAATTGGCGAGGAATAACAGTTTGAATATTAGCGCTTATGCGTTCTAACGCACCCTTCCTTAGTCGCCGACGCTCAGCGCGGTGTCGTCCCGCGGCGATTACTTCTCGGCGAAGTGGACGCCCGTACACAGGTCCGCCTATGTGTTTACCTGTTTACAGCACTTGTAACAAGACCGTCTTCATCGTAAAAAATTCGAATTCTATTTTTACGGTAATCACGAGTAACAGGTGATCCCTGGGGAATTGCTTCAACAATTGTAATACCGTATGTTTTCCCTATTTTTTTAAGACGCTTATATATTTCTTTAGCCGGTTTTCCTTTCGCAGTACTTAAAATGTATTTAAGTGTGGGGATTTTTGGCATGCTGGGCCTCCCTATTATTGGTATTTGCGGCATAAATGGGCCCTTCACCTTCAATCTTCGTTTTTCTTCTTTAATAGCTCCTTTCGCTTTTTTTAGCTCTCTATTCAACATGTTATAGGTGTTTATATTTCTGGTATTTTCAATTTTAAATATTAAGGAGTTTGCTTTTAATTTCAAATATATAAGTTTTCTTCTTCTTTCAGGACGGTTCATAACTTTATCATATGCTTCCTGAGGACTCAGTTTCTTTAAAACGAGTTGATAAGCCTGATCAGCCCAATATGTTCCATATGTTCCATATGTTCCATATGTTCCCTTATTGCTTGGGCTGTAATTTTCTTTTGACCGACCGACTGTAAAAAATAGAACTAATCCTATTACTACCAATGCAAGTAAAATATAACAACCTACACTTTTGCTCATTTTGTTGTAATCCATGTTATTATATATATATAGTACATAAAAAAACACACATGAAAACAAATTGTTGAACTTCTGCGAAGTTTCATAACTCATATTCATACACATCGAAATTTTTCATTTGTGAAGACAAAATCCAAAGCGTTTCCAGACAAACTTTGATTCCAACCATTGATTCTTATGAAGCCTTGATGAGTCTTCTGATGACAACTCTTACACAAGACGACTAAATTCGAAGCTATATTCTTATGTGTATCACCGACAAAACCATCTTGATTCGCATCTGCTTGCATATCAATATGATGAACGTCTAAGGGTAGGTCAGTTGATTTTGTCGGAGAATAGGAGCAAATCGTACAGCATTTTACGACGACGTTTGAGTTATAGCGCGACTTTGGTGATTTGACTTGCTTGAATTCCTTACTTTGTTCTAGCATTTTCTTGAATTTTGTATTTGTAAATACCGTTTTCGCAATTTTAGTGCCATAATTAATATTCTCCGGAATTCCTAATGTTAACTTTCTTTCGAAGACGATATCCTTCTCTGTTTCTACTACTTTCAAATAAGCTATCGAGAGGTTCTCAACGTGTTTAGTGCTTTCGATCAATTCGAAAAAATGTGAGGAAAAAACGAAGGACGCTTTTTTGTCCGTGAGCCATCGAAGTGTCGCTGAGACAATTTCTATCGCCGATTTGATTTCTGTACTGCTACAACATTCATCGGCGAGAATCAACGATGTTTGATCACATTTCGAAACGATCGTTTCGATCTCGTAAATTTCGTTGATGAAACTACTGTGATTTCTTGCCAAATTGTCGTTGTTCCCGAAACGTACAAAAATCTTTTTATATGGAATCAACACGCAATCACTCGCAGGAACAAACATTCCAGATTGTGCTAATAAAATTGTTATTCCAATGGACTTCAAATACACGCTTTTTCCTACTGAGTTCACACCATACAACAAATAGTTACCGTGCACTAAATCAACATCATTAGGAACAAAGGCATTTTTAGTATTCTTTAGTGAATTTTCGACCAATATGTGCCTCATTGCCTTGCACTCTATCGAGCTAGCCGGACCATCTTTCAAAATAGGGCGATTCAAATTCAATTTTATGGCTGATGACGCCATAGATTGAAACACGTCAGTCCATGCTATACTCGTAATTACAGCTTGAATAGGACCATAACACTTGTAATATAAATCGTTGAAAATATCGTTCATCTTTTCGTTTGTTCTGGTTTCAAGCCTTCTATTCAGGTTTTCAAATCTTTCACTCAACACATTAAGTTCCTTATTTGATATTTTTGCGACACTCGTCAAAATTTGATAGGAAAACTCTGGAAAATTCGCCTTCAATTCTTGACCTCTTTTCTTCGAAGTTTCAAAGAAAAATCCGGTTTTCTCTGTGTAATGTGTTTTGACGTCTATAGTGAACGTGTTTGACAGCTCTTTCACTCTATCATTGATTGTATTGATTTCATCGCACATTTGCGAAATTTCCTTATCATTCGTGTAAATATTCAGAGTTTCGACATTTTCGATGTTTTCCATGTCAAAATGATCTTCTATTTTTTCAATATATTCCAAGAAATCAGCGAGTATATCTGTTGTTGGAATCCAATTACATTGAAACTCTAGCAACCCATGCAATACTTCATATATAAGTTTGTTAGATTTTTGCAGTTTCGAAATATCGAATCTCCCAATCTTTCCCATTTCAATTTTTCGATTGATTCGATTGATATTTGCAATCTTATTCAGTTTATCTGTTGTTTTAAATATTTCGCGATTGTTGTAGATTTTCTCGATATTTTCGTATCTGTCATTGAGTTTTTTTACATCATATAGAGGATTTCGAACGATTTCTCTCAATTTCTTTGAACCATCATAAGTTTTTGTGAAGTCTATTACTTTGAAAACGGAATCTGTATCAATCACAGAATCAAATCCATTGAACTTTTCAACAAATTCGTTTCGTTTTTGAATAATAGGCATCTTCAGGTTTTTTACAAGGCTTTCATTGTGAAATTGAACGAATTCCAAAAGATTTACTGTGTTTTGAATAGACTTATCTAGTAAACGATTGAATCCGATTGTATCTTTGATGTCGATGTATAAATTTTTGAAATTACTGAAATACTCTTCTAAATTACACGTGATTTCGCTGTCCCTCTTGATTTCGAAATTTCTCTGATGAACGAGTATATCGTCATTTACATAAGGAACGTTTGTAATGATTTCCGAAATTCTATGCGTATTTACAAAGGATTCTATGAAGCAAGTTGTGTCACTCACAGATTCAGTATTAACTATAACGGTAATTTGTCCCGTATTTGTATCGAATACCGTAGAATGAGCGTAATGGTCATCATCTTCTTTCTCGAACAAAATAGACGAAATGAGTGATTCATTTGATTCAAAGTTACTGCCATTTGAAACAACATTCGTTACGTTTCTTTGAATTTTTCCTTGTGAATCCATACTCTGTTCCATATAGACTACTGTGTAATTGTTTTTCAGGAGTTTCTTTTCAAATCTCGCCTTAGCATGATCTGGAAAACCACACATAAATATGGACGTATTGTTCGATTTCTTAGAGGCTATTTTGAGATCAAGCAATTCGTTGGCAACATTGATTTGCCAATCATCGCGACTAAATGCATAGACTTCGTAAAAGCTGCCTGTTTGACAGAGTACGATCGTGTTCTTACCAAACTTTGCGACATAGTCTATGTGCACCCTAATATATTGATCAATCAGCGACATTTTTATATTGGAGATTACAATCCGTTTATATGTTTAAATGCGTTTAGTTTCCAGAAAATTATTTGTAGCTAAGATATATTAAGAACATGATTGACTCTAATTGCTTACAAAAAGCTTCGTTGATTGCTATTGAGAACGACAAACAAATCTCTCTTGATTACTATGAAACTAGCCAAAGAAAAGAATGCAAAATTGTTAAAAGTGGAGAAGATAAAATGCTCTATAAGTCAAACGATGAATTTACGTCTCCTCTTGTCTCCATGTACAAAGTCGGTGGAGATGTCATTTTGGAAACGCAAAATACGATCTACATTTGCTCGGGAAAGATGTTCTAAAATTTAAAATTTTATATATGTTAAATTATAATAAGAAATGGATAATAGTTACCACATCCTTTTATCAGCGAAAACGCAATATACAGGTCGTCTCGTAAAGAAACTAACAGAGCCTATTTCAGACTTCATTGATGAAATTGTTGAGAAAGCTAAAAATGATGCATATGAAGCAAATGAAGAAGAAAAAACGCTTGTCTACATTCAAGACGAGTTAGAAGAAATCTCAAAATACGAACAGAAAAAAATTTCAAGTGTTGCGAAAGAGATTAAATCACGCACTGAGTGCGAGTACATTGAAGAATTACTGCAGTCTATTTTCATTCTACATACTAAAATATTGAATTCTGTTTTAAGTAAAAAAAGTGAGAAGCCTGAAGTAAAGATTCCCTGTATAGAATCATTTATTTACAAAGTTCTTTTGAATCTATCGCGTATTCTATGGAAGTCTGCGTATATTTTCAAAGATATTACGAACGATTGTGTTAAACAAAAGAATCATGTTTATGTTGAAGAGAAAATAACTCATGTCCTCATTGAAACAATAGAAGAAATGCTACCCATTGATAAGATTGTTTTGCTTAATGTCAAGGATTATTACGAAGAAGAAAGCGATTCCGATTCGGATTCGGATTCGGACGAAGAAGAAGCAGAAGCGTATAAGAAAAAAGGGAAAAAGAAAGGATTTTTCCCAAAGAGAAAATTTGGTGGTTTTGATGATGATGTCGATGACGAAGATCCGATTATGATGACTCCTCCTCCTGCTTCTGCTTCTCCAGCAGCGCCTGTTGCTCCTCCTGCATCTGCTTCTGCAGCAGCGCCTGTTGCTCCTCCTGCTTCTGCTTCTGCAGCAGCGCCTGTTGCTCCTCCTGCTTCTGCTTCTGCAGCAGCACCTGTTGCGCCTGCTCAACAATTCAAGACTGTCGAAGTTGATACAACTCCTAACATGCTTGATTCTGTTCAAGCTCAAGAGATGAATAATTTACAGAACAATTCTCGTGTCCAGTTTGATCTCGCCCCTCCAAATGTAAATGTGTAAAACTTCAATTAAATTTGTTGACTATCATCGAACTTACTGGTATTTCGATTGTTGAATTATAGCCTGTCTTGCGAATGATAGATAATGGGACTTTTTTTTCTTTTAGTTCTTTTTCGAAAATTGTTTCAATCGAGTCATCACTTTTAGTTTCAACAAGCGGTTCGAAACCATCAGCTAACTGCTGGAGTCGGATCCCTTTAATACGGGCAAATTCATACTTTGTCATAATAATAGGTGAATTCATCTGAATTTGAATATTAATACACTATATACATATATATTTTCTATTCAATTCTACGAACCATTTTTGCGTTTTTTCAAAGTATATAAAAATAAAAGTTTAGATATGATTGAATCACATGTTCTCGTATTTCACAAAGTCTATAAATTATGGACGAGTAAATAGGGCAGGTGCGATAATATTGAGCAAGGATAAAACGAAAATAGTATTAGTCCTGAACAGGATATCTTACATGAAGGGCGAATATAAATTTGGTCTTCCGAAAGGTCACCTCGAATTGAATGAGAAGCATTTACCAGCAGTAGGCGCCCAGCGCGAGGTTTTGGAAGAAACAGGGATTTTCTTTCCTGTAGACGATTTCAAAAGCTTCATAAAAATATGCGATACTTTATATTACATTCTCGCACTAGATTCGAATGCCGTCAATAAGTTCACACCACATGATTCGAAGGAGATAATATACACTGGTTGGTTCGATTTGAACTCGGTCGAATTCCTCAACACGAATAGAACATTAATTAAGGCAATGAAACAAATGGATCGTATAAAAAATATTAATTCCATATGAAAAGAAAACTTTTCGATTTCGATTCCGATTTCGTTTTCGATTTCGATTTCGTTTTCGTTTTCGATTGCGTTTAAGTTTGGATATGTTACGTATTTGTAATATTTTTCCAAATATTTTTATGTATTGAGTAATTGATCGAAGTAATGAAGCTATCCTTGAAATTGGATTCAATCTCGGTTGATGTTTTTGTCAATGTGAATGACAACACTAGATTGTTAGAAAAGATTAGCGAGATGACAAACAACTTTATTCAAAATATCGACATGCTGAAGGAAAGCGAGAATGCAAGCGAGAATGCAAGCGAGAATGCAAGCGAAGGATTCGTGGATTCTTCAGCAGAGACCGAAAGTGAATACGATTCAGATGTGAATGATATGACAAATGACGTTGATGATCGTGATATGCTCAATGCGGACATTGACGAAATCCTTTCGGATAAAGCTTTGAAACTTATTCAAAATAAAAATGAAACAGATCTTCTCAATTTGTTGACCGAACAAAAAAGTGATCATATTTACGTAGATGGCACAATCAAATGTGATCGTCTTTGGGCACACGAAACGTTATGTGACGCTTTCAAAGTTCGTTCGATATTTTCGAATGAAAGATTCGTTCTAAGCTTTGAGAAGAAAAAAGATGTTTGAGTTAAAATTACCCGTAAGAAAGCTATTATTATGAAAAAATAAATAAAATGGGTGATGAAGGAACTTGGATTTCAAAAAAAGACATTCAAGAGTCGTTTTTAATTTTTATATATCGATTGCAGCTGTTTGTTGCGGGATATAGATAGATCTATCCAGGCTGTGTGCCGGAGGATAGATTTATCAGGCTTGGGTGCCACAATTTTTATTTGAAGATAATCGGTTGATTCCCCTTCAAATATAAATTTCTTTTTCTGCGGAAAATATCCCCCCCACAAATCCCTTGCAAATCATATGTGAATTCTAAGTAATTCATAACAATACTAGACTATAATCTTCTTGCGAAAATCACGAGGAGAGATACAGTGTTATACACATATATGTGTATATAGTTGTCTAAAGATAACCAAATAATGAAGGATGGAAACTTCCCTTCAAAAAAAAATAAAAATGAATCTCGATCTTTCGAATATGACAGTAATAACATGACAGAAGAATCCCCGGATTTCTACAAAGTTTTCGATACAATTAGCGTATCTGTTACAAAGCGATTTGTCACAGATAACAACATTGCCGTTAGAAGACTAAGAGTTATTCAGGATAATAATGTCTGTCAATTCTATTTGAATGATAATGATATTCTACTTAAAAAACAACTAGACAAAAACAACAAAAAATATTATATTGAACTCGACAAGAAATTTGACAAAGAAACAAACAAAATAGTTCAAAAGTAGTTCGAACGTAGTTCAAGCGTAGTTCGAGTTCAACAAGATACCTAGCTAAGATGGAATCTTTTTTTTAAGTGAATATTTCAAAGGAACAACGAAAGCTTTCGTTTATTATCATCACAGCAGCAGCGTTATCAAATTCGCCACCATAACGAGGTGCGCTGAACACAGTAACCAGTTTCCTATTACCAAAGAACTCATAACCGTCTTCCACAACTTGGTGAGCTCGTATGACTATATCCACACCGATTCTCTTCAAAAACTGATTCAGAGCCTGTTGACCAAATTCATAACTCACGCCCCTTTCTGAATCCAGGAAATAATCGATTTCTTGAGATGGATCGGACCAAAGCAAATCACAAAGTATTCCATTATCTGGTATGTCGGTCGGCTTTGTTATTTGATTGATTTGATTTAAATTTTTCAAATCTCCCGAAATTCCTCCATGCACGCAAAAAGCTAACGGATCATTTTTTGTTACACCAATAGTCGCAGCTATAGACATGGTATCAAAGACATCTATAAACCGTCTCCAAAGCTTGGTCGAATCTCTTCTTTTGCATTCATCGAAAAATCCATAATCCCTAGACACATCTGAACACTCGTGATTTCCACGCAATAATATAATGTTTCCCCTATAGATTATCTTATAGCAAAATAACAGTAATATTGTCTCGAGGGACTGACTTCCACGATCAACATAATCTCCGAGAAACATATACCTATTTGAATCTGAGGGTTTACCCAATCTTTTAAAAATGTTCAAAAGATCTTTATATTGACCGTGTATATCTCCTACTATTTTCATTGGAGCTTCTGCTGCAATCATCATTGGATCCTTCAAAAACAGAGTTCTCACTTGTCTTAATATCCAATCTATCGAATCTATTGGTATTGGTAAACCAATAGTAGAATTGCTACCCTCCAACGTCTTTATCAATTTGTGAACATAATCAGTGATAATGTGTTCATTCTTTGACATCGTGAGGTTCTTACTATTACTATATATATGAACTTTTATTATTTTTGTTTTTTTACGCGAATCAATCGAAAGACACAATTGATGATATCTGTAATTTTCGAACGAAAGATTTATCGATCAAACTCTCTGAACTGATTGGAGTGATTTGCGATTCGACTGCCCTCTTGTGGCTTGCACGTTCTTCCTTGAGTGTTTGCTCTGCTTTATTATAAGCTTTCATATTGATCTCAAGAGTCTGGACATTTTCAAATATGTATTTC